CGTGATGAGTTGAGGGCGATGATTGCGCGGTTGGTTAAGGTTGGGCTGTTAGAGCGCATTCATTTGAATACGGGTGCGCGGGTAGAGCCGCTGGCGTTTAAGTTGCCAATTGCACATACAGGCCGTTATTCCGCTTCAAATATAGAACCCCACAGGAGCACCGCAAGAGCTAACACACAGAACAAATCAGCAATGGCGGGGTCTTGCGAGGGTATGAACCCCACAGCAGAAAACGACCTGAACCCCACACATCAGTTAGTCAGATTAAAAGAATACTCTACTAAAGTAGAGTGTGAAAACTCTAGCGAGTTATCAGGTTCTGCTGAGTCTGTTGATTTTGAAGAAAAGAAAAAAGCGGTTAATCAGGAATCGGTTGGCTTGGGGTCTTGTCCGCATCAAGAAATTTTGAATATTTGGGATTCTGTTCTTCCAGCTCGTAGATCGCCTAATCGTAATTTATGGATGAAACAAACCGCTGCGGCTAATTTGCGTTCACGCTGGCAAGAGGCGGCAAAGGTGATGCACAGCAATGGCCAGCACACGTTGTATTGCGATCGTGAGTCGGGGTTGGTTTTCTGGAGGCGTTTTTTCACGCATTTGTCGAAGTCGAAGTTTTTAACCAGTGATGAGTCGAAATTTTTTGACTTGCCGTGGTTGTTAAAGAAATCAAATTTTTATAAAGCTCTCGATGGGAAATATAACAATGCGTAGTTTATTCAGTGCTGATTGTGAAATTAGTGTGATTGGGGCGATGTTGCTTGATGCAGATGCGATCTCCGCGGTTGCTGAGGTTGGTTTAACGATAGCAAGCTTTTTTGATAAGCGTCATGGTTTGGTTTTTGGTGCAATCATGGCTTTGTCTGAGGCCAGTAAGCCGGTTGATGTTGTGACGGTCTCTGAGTTTCTTGAATCCAGTGGCTCTCTTGCTGCGATCGGTGGCATAGCGTATTTGGGAGAGATGGCTGATTGTACGCCATCTACGAATAATGCTGAGGCGTATGCGCGGATCGTTGCAGATTTTGAGCATGAGCGGATGTGGTTTAAAACGTCTCAGGCGATTTCTGAGGTACTGATGAGTGACGATGGTGGTGATCATGTTGAGCGGTTAGGTAAAATTCAGCAGGTTTTGTTGGGTGCTGAGAAAAATGAAACTTCGACTTCGGTTATTGAGATGCGGCCTGCGCTCAAGGCGTATCTTGATGTTGTTGAGGATCGTGCAAACAATCCAGGCATTCATGGGTTGTTAACAGGATTTGATCATGTTGATCATCGTTTAGCGGGTATGCAGCCTGGTGACCTTGGGATTATCGCGGGTCGCCCTGCAATGGGTAAGACTGCGTATTCAATGAATATCATGAAGCATATTGCGATAAGGCAGAAAAAGAATGCGATGGTATTTAGTTTAGAAATGCCGACGACTCAGTTGATGCAAAGGCTGGTAGCGTCTGAGGGTAAAATTAAGCTGGGTCTGTTGAAGAGTGGCAAGGTGGTTGGATTGCCGGATCAAATGGTTAAGTTTGGCGCGGCTGCTACACGTATTAAGGATTCGGGAGGCCAGATATTTTTTGATGATACTGCGGGGCTAGGTATTTCTGAGTTGGTCGCTAGGGCTAAGCGGTTCCATCGTAAGCATGAGCTAGCGGTGATTTTGGTAGATCATATTGGGTTGGTTGAGTCGTCGCTTAAAACGGACAATGAGACGCTGCGGTTGGCTCAGGTGTCAAGGTTGTTGAAAAAACTAGCCAAGGAGTTGGGTTGTGTTGTGATTGGGTTAGCTCAGTTGAATCGTGGTGTTGAGCAGCGTGCGAACAAGAGGCCAATGATTTCTGATTTGCGACAGTCGGGTTCTATTGAGCAGGATGCTGATTGGATTCAGTTGTTGTATCGAGATGAGTATTATAACGAGGATTCTTTAACACCGGGGCAAGTAGAAATTATTTCAGGAAAGATTCGTGATGGTGAGCCAGGGACTGATTATTTGGGTTGGCGTGGTGAATACAGCTTGCTTGAAGGTTTGAAAGAAGGGGAGCGCTACCAGTCTCATGAAACGGTAGAGCAGGAGAGTTATGTATGATTGAGTCTATTGAGAATCGATTAACCATTTGGGGTGAGTCGATGGCTGCGGAAGCTGATGCGGGTCGTCGATGTTCTGCTGGGTTTGATATTGAGCTGCGTGGTGGTGGTGAGTTTGGCAGTATGATTTTGCTGGACGCTGAGATTGAAGAAACTGATCGAGCGGTTAAGTCATTGGATGAATGTTTGCGCAATTGTGTTGTTGAAATTTATGTTCGAGTTGATTCTACGATGGAGCAAAAGGCTAAATATTTGTGTATGAGTCGTTCTTCGTTGTTTAGAAAACGAGATAAAGCGCATCTTAAAATAAAGGGTTTTCTTGCGTCTTCTTGCGTCTCGTAGTGTATTAAATTTATTTTAAATACGTTTGTAAAAAGGAGTTGCAAACGTGAGACGATCATGGAAAATGCTTCCTAGTTCTTGTTGTGTGTCTCATTGAAACGCAGCAAAAACAGCTAACATAACTAAGCCTGTTTTGATTTATTTCAACGCGGGTTTTTTTATGTCTGCGATTTGTGATGCTGACGTATCCCGCAAATTCATGTGCTGGCAGTTTGTTACTTGCTGCAGGGATTAGTTCGACATTGGCTGTGTCGTTAACAGATTGTTATGCCTTACCTCAGACTGCCTTTGCCTCACTTTGCCCCCAGCTTAGTGGGGTTTTTTTTGGAGTTTTGTTATGCGTACTGTTGTGATGTTTCGTGATCCTAGCAGTGATGAGGGAACTTTGGGGCGTTGGTTTGTTGATTGGAAGTTGTTTTGTCATTCAATCGAGTTACCGGATCGTAACAATGAAAAAAATTATTCTCGTATACCTGCTGGTAAGTATCGTTGTGTGTGGCATAAGTCGCCTCGGTTTGGTTGGGTGTATCTGGTTACTGGTGTTGATGGTCGTTCTCATATATTGACTCATGCAGCTAACTGGGCTGGTGATAGCCGCAAGGGTTATCGATGCAATTTGAATGGTTGTATTGCGCTGGGAAGTAAGCGAGGTAGGTTAGCGGGTCAGGCAGCTGTGTTGGCTAGTCGGTTAGCGTTAAATAATTTCTTTCGCGTTATGAATAAAAAACCTTTTGATCTAATTATTGTGGAGTCGGACTAATGCTTGAATCATTACTAAGCGGTGGTCTGGTCGGTTTGATTGGGTCATTAGGTTCTAACATTTTAAGTTATTTTAAATCTAAGCAAGAGCATAAGCAGTTTGTTGAATTTCGTAAGTTGGATATTGTTGCGGCTGGTAAAGATCACTCGTATGCAATGGAACAGATTAAGGCTGAGGCTGAGTATCGTACTCAGCAGCTGATGATCGAGGCTGAACGTGATTTGTCTGTATCAGAATACAGTGCGCTAGAGGCGTCGTATAAATCGGATACTGCATACGATGGTGATAGTAGGTTGTTGATCATCGCTGAGTTCTTACGTCGCATTACTCGGCCGCTGCTTACGTTTGTTCTGGTGTTTTTAACCAGTGCGATTTATTTCACATCGCAGGGTGATCAGCAAGAGTTGATAGCTCGTGCTGTTGTTGCGCTGACAGCCACTGCGCTTTCTTGGTGGTTCTCTGATCGTCAGATAGCAAAACAGATTAGCGGTAAATTATTATGAGTGATGATGTGGCGACTGGTGTGATAGCTATTTTAGATAAGCGTCTCGGTAGTATTGAAATTAAACTGGATAAGTTGATTCGCTTAGAAGAGCGACAAGAAACCCAGTCAGCAGATATTAAGCGGGTGTTTGTGAAAGTAGAAAAGGCTGAGGATCGCATTCGACAGTTAGAGATATCTGCAGGAGAGTCGTCGGTTAGAACTAATCACAACAGTGGATCGATTACATTGTTTGTATCTGCAATAACATCAGTAGTTGTTGCAGTCATTGTATGGAATCTGAAGGGATAACTCATGCCGGTTAAAGCTCCTACTATCTGCAAACATCCTGGATGTGGTCAGATCATTCACGGTGCGTACTGCGAACCACATCAAGCTGCTGCTGTTGAACGTAAGAAGGCAGGACAGATTGATTACAACACTCGTCGCGCTGACTCTGATCGTCGCTACTCTACTGAGAAATGGCGCAAGCTAAGCATTACATTTCGTAAACGTAATCCGTTGTGTGTTCATTGTGATGCTAATGGTTTGGTTCGTCCTGCTGTGTTGGTCGATCACATCAAACCAGCTAAAGCACATCCTGAGCTGTTCTTTGAGTGGCGTAACCTCCGAGCTTTATGCCAGAAATGCCACAATAGCATCGGTGAAAAGGTTTTAAATGCCCGAGGGTAGGGGCTATCCCGATCCTTGGGAGGTTAAAGTTGCCCGAACGAAGTGTTAATGTTCCGTGTGAAATGTTGAGTTTTAAAGGGGGGGGGTTAACCTTCCATTATTATTGAGGTGTGATTATGTCTGACAATAAAAGCGCTCAGATCATTCCTTTGGAGTCGCGATCTGCAGCTTCACAAAATAGAAATTCCGATGCAGCTCCTGGTGAAGATGATCTTTACCAAGGTGTTGTTGCTGGTTTGCCAAACAAACCTAAAGGGTTAAAGAAAAAAGAATCTGAATTGTGGGATGAGATGGGTCAGAAATTAGCTGATCTTGGGATTCTCTCTGAAATCGATTTATCCGTTTTTCATCGCTATGTGATTTCGTATGTTGAGTGGCAACACTGGAATACTGAATGCCAGAAAGAAAGAGGCATGAAGTCCATACAGGTTTTCGCAACCGGTGCGCGCCAAATGTCTGTTGAGGCGGTATTGAGAAAGCAAGCCGCTGAGTTGCTGGCTAAATTAGAACAGCAATTAGGTATGACGCCACGCGCTCGACAAGCAATCAAGTTGGAAAACCCAAATCAGGGTTCATTAGATCTATGAGCGTGGTCAATGCAGTTCCTGCAGTTGACCTTGGCCGAAAATATTTAGATCTTGCCTACGATTACGCGGCTGACGTTGAAAGCGGTGCGATCGTCGCATGTAAGTGGGTAAAACTTGCAGTTAAGCGTTGGTACAAAGATTTAGAAACTGGTGGTAATCGTGGCCTTTACTTCGATGAGAATGCCGCTGCGCGCGTGTTTCGGTTTTCTGGTTACTGTCGCCAGTACGAAGGTGAATATGCTGGGCAATCGTTAGAGTTACAGGGTTGGCAATGCTTCATTATTGCCAACGTCTTTGGCTGGATGCGAGCAGATGGCACTCGTCGTTTCCGTATTGCATACGAAAAAGTCGCACGAAAAAACGGCAAATCAACAAAGTTAGCGTTCATTGCTAGCTACGGATTGCTAGGTGATAAAGAAGGCGGTCCGCGTGTTTATTCAGCGGCTACCAAGCGCGATCAAGCAAAAGAGCTGTATGACGCAGCAGAGGCCATGATTGATCAATCTCCTAAGTTGTCTCGCCTTGTTAAAACGTATAACGATCGAATCGTTGCAAAAAAAACGCGTGGAAGATTGCAGCCATTATCGAAAGATTCAAAAAGCATGGATGGCTTGAATGTTCATTTTGGTCTAATTGATGAATTGCATGCGCACAGAGACTCTTCAACATGGGACGTTATTAAATCGGCCCGTGGTGCTCGAAAGCAGCCGCTGATCTGGGCAATTACAACAGAAGGATTTTTAACCGACGGACCAGATGCCGATCAGCAAGAATACGCAACCAAAGTGCTTGAAGGCGCGATCGAAGACGACAGCTATTTTGCAATTATCTACACATTAGATGATCCAAAAAAGTGGGACCAAGAAGAAGAATGGATTAAGGCTAACCCAAATATGGGTGTGTCTGTCAGTTTAAGCGACATGCGCGAACAATGCCGCATGGCAAAAGAAATTCCAACGGAACGCATCGAATTTTTAACCAAGCGTCTAGATCTTAAAGTTCGCGGTGAAGCCAAATGGATGAACCTAGAATCATTCATTAAGTGCCTAGCTGAATACAACGACCAAGAGCCGTTTCTCGATGATCCAAGTGGTGAAAATCGTGGTGCGGATGCCTGGGGCGGTCTGGATCTATCAGCCGTTGAAGATATAACAGCGCTATCGTTCACGATCAGAACCAAAAAAGGAAAAACAAAAACGTTTTCACGCGGATATTTACCCGAAGGCGCACTAACAAGGCGGCTAAAAAAGGGTGATAAATCCATGGAAAAGTTCGTACAAGAAGGCTGTTTGATACTAACACCTGGCGAAACAGTCGATTACGACTACATCAAGGCCGATATTCGCAAAGGTTGCGCTTATTTCAACGTTCAAGGCATTGCTTTCGACCGCTGGAACAGCAACCAGCTAGTTAACGACATGCTAGGCGAAGGTGTACCCATGATCGAATTTGGCCAAGGGTTTGGCAGCATGAGCACGCCGATGAAAGAACTCATGGTTCGCGTATTAAACCAAACGGTTGAATACAATAACGGCCTGCTTTACTGGGCGATGAGTAACTTGGTTGCCGATATAAACCCAGCGGGCGACATAAAACCGGCAAAAGATAAAATCAAAGAAAAGATCGATCCCGTTGTGTCCCTAATAATGGCGCTGGGAATCATGATATTAATGCCACCTAAAAAACGTGCAAAATCAATCTACGCCGACGGTGAAATATGAAACTAAAACTACCAAAACTACGCATACCGCTCGACCAACTTGATTTCATGGTACTTGTCTCGCTTGGCCTAATCGGTGCGGGCATTAATGAAATGTTTGGTCGTGGTCCTGCTATGTTGTGTACCGGTTCTATCGTGCTAATGCTGGCTATGATCGTCGCACGCGGCAAAGGGTCGCAACAAACAGGGGCGCAACAATGAGTATTTTTAGCGGCCTTGGCGCTGGTTTAAATATCAGCGCATCACGATCAACCGGAATAGATGACGTTTACCCATCAACTGGCGGTGGCATGTTCGGCCTGCAATTTCGTAGACCGATCGCAGGCGTCCCCGTCGATCACGACAGCGCATTAACCTATTCAGCGGTGTGGGCATGTACCAAAATCATTAGCGAACACATCGCAATGATGCCGTGGCGTGCATTCGAAAAAGCCAACGGCGTACGCCAAGTGGCAGATGGATCAGCACTGGACGGTCTACTTTACCGTTCGCCCAACGATGAAATGACCAGCTTCGACTTTCGTCAGTCATTAATACTCAGCGCTTTAATGCAGGGTAATGGATTGGCAGAAATTGAGCGCACTCGTTATGGTGATGTCGCTGCAATGTGGGGCGTCGACTGGCAACGAGTGAATCCTGACCGTGATCGTCGCGGTCGCTTAGTCTACGACATTGCAGAAAACAACGGTCCAAACACCGTATTGCTCGCTAAAGATGTAATTCACCTTAAGGGGATGGGTTATGACGGTCTACAGGGTTACAGCGTTATCGAATACGCAAAACAATGCATTAGCTTGGGCCTTGCCACCGAACAGTTTGGTGCTGCATTTTTTGGAAACGGTGCCATGCCAGGCGGCGTAATCGAGTGGAAAGACGAAGCTCAGCAACCAGAAGATTGGGGGCCAGATGCTGCTAAAAACATGAAAAAATCATGGGTTAGTAAGCATAAGGGCGCTGCGAAGCATGGGGGTATTGAAATATTAGAGCCTGGTCAAAGCTTTAAGCCAATTTCGATATCACCAAACGAAGCCCAGTTTTTAGAGTCGCCAAAATTTGGCATTAACGAAATATGCCGCTGGTTCAACGTAAAGCCGCACAAAATCGCGGACCTAGAACGCAGCACCAACAGCAATATCGAATCGCAAAACATAGAGCACGTTACAGACACGTTATTGCCTTGGGTTACACGCTTAGAGCAAGAAGTTGATTTCAAACTTTTTGGTCGTGATACCCGAAAATACAGCAAAATCAACATGTCGGCGCTATTGCGAGGCGACCTAAAAGCCCGTCAAGAGTTCTACAAAACCATGCTTGACCGTGGCGTATATTCAATCGACGAAGTACGTGCATTTGAAGATATGAACCCGATAGACGACGGCAACGGCAAAATCCGTCTAGTACCCATGAACATGGCCACGCTAGAGCAGGCGGTCAAAAACGGCAATACCGGTAAAGACACAACGGCTCAAAATAAAGGAACAGATAAATGATCGAACAATCCCCAATCTGGGCTGTCGATGCCAACTCAGTGCCACAGCTGGCAAAACTGCCAAAGCTGTTGGCCGCTGAACAGTTGAATTTTTCAGCAGAGCAAATCGCCCAAGGCTTGCAATTTACAGCAGGCCCCGCGCTCAATGCAGAGCGCGACATGCTACCGATCACCGTGTTCGATAACGTCGCAATCATTCCATTGCGCGGCATTATGCTCAAATCGTATCCGTGGGCGAGCAGCTACGTTGCCAGTTCATTGCACGTAAAAATGGCCGTGCGCAGTGCTCGTTTAGATGAAAGCATCGATCACATCTTAATCATTGCCGATACGCCTGGGGGAAGTGTTTCAGGCATGCATGAGCTAGGCGATGAAATCAAACTAGCCGCTGAAAGCAAGCAAGTGATTGTTCAGATTGAAGGGTCGCTTTGCAGCGCTGGCTATCACGTCGCTGCGGGTGCAACGACAATTTATGCTAACAACAAAATGAACGTCATCGGCTCCATCGGCGTGCGTACTGTATTAGTTGATACCAGTAAATATTACGAAGAAATGGGCGTTAAAGTGCTTCCTGTTGATACTGGTGAACACAAATCAACAGGCCAAGACGGCGTAGAAATTACCGACGCCCAATTAGCAGAAGTTCAACGCCAAGTTGACGAACTGTATGCCGAATTCATTAGCGTCATCGTTGAAGGTCGTGGCCTCACAGAAAAAGAAGCCAAAGCATTAGGCGATGGTCGCACCTGGTTCGCAACCGATGCGTTAACCAGCGGACTAATCAACGGCATTCAATCAACCGAAGCCACCCTGCAATCGTTATCAAAACGCACTGCAAGTAACGGTGGAAACAACTTCAACGCAGTTGCAGAACAGCTTGCGGAACAACAACGCGAAGCTGCATTTGCTGAGTTCGAATTAATCATTAATTAACCTTTTTTAAACCCAGTTTTTTAAACCGATCACACGGCATGAAACTCATGCTGTGGGATCACTCACGTCTAGCTAAACGTAAACAACAACCAAAACCTTTGAAGGAAAAAGAGATGACTCTATTAGAGCAACTAAAAGCCGCACTGGCTCGTAAAAAAACACTAGAAGCCGCAGCCTCTGGTCGTGAATTCACAGCAGAAGAAGAAACTCAGCTTTCTGACATCCTAGCCGATTGCAAAGCGATCAAAGCAAAAATGGATCAAGCCGCTGAATTCGAATCGTTCGAAACCGATTTAACAGCAGGTCAAGGCCGTCAAGCTGGCAATAATATGCCTGCAGGCAGCAACCCGCCGCAAGCAGAAGATGAAGAAGACATGCAAAGCTGGGCAACAGCTGGCGAATTCTTCACAGCGGTTTATGGTGCATCACAAGGCCACATCGATCAGCGCCTAATGGCCGGTTCAGCTAATCAAATGGGTAGTGATGGTGGCGAAGTCGGCTTCCAGTTACCGCCTGCAATGCGCTCGCAAATTTTCACTTTGTTTGAACAAGACGAAGGCGATTTGATGAGCATGGTTACATCAGAAACCACCAATTCGAACTCGGTTAAATATCTAAAGGACGTAACAACGCCATGGGATGCAGCCGGTATTGTGGTTCACTGGGACGGCGATTCAACCGACATGAAGCAGGTTAAATTCAACTCAGAAACCCAAGGCACTGCAGAACTTCACGGTGTTAGTGTATTCGTTAACGTAGAAGAAGACCTGCTAGAAGATGCGCCGCGATTGGGTGCTCGCTTGCTAGAATCTGCACCACGCGCTATGCGTTGGGCGGTAAATGAAGCAATTCGCACAGGTAATGGCGTTGGTAAGCCACAAGGGTTTTTAAAGTCAAAAGCCTTGGTAACGGTATCGAAAGAATCGGGTCAAGCTGCTGGATCATTAACGATCGACAACTTCGCGCAAATGTTCACTCGCATGCTGCCAAGCTCTATTGCTCACTGCCACTGGGAAATCAATCACGATTTATTGCCTGAATTAATTAAGTTAAAAGATGAAGATGGCAACTTGTTGTTCACCTCTCGTGACATGGGTATCACCAAAGGTCCAGCGGGTACGATCCTTGGCCGTCCGGTTGTATTCAACGAGCATCCAGAAAAACAAGGCGATGCAGGTGATGTACAGCTAATTGATCCGCGTGGTTACTACATGCCAAAACGTACCAACGCTGAAAAATTCGCAGAATCTATTCATTTGCACTTCGACAAAGCGGTTAAATCGTTCCGCTGGCGCTTCAAAATTGGTGGTCAAACATTCTTGACTAAGCCGATCAAAGGCGCGAAATCAGATCTTGAAAAATCTCATTTCGTTGCACTTGGTGCGCGTAAGTAGTTTTGATTTTGGTGCCCTCGTTGTGAGGGTGCCAAATGTTGTTTTGTAAAAATAAATTCACAAAAAAATTAAGGAGCTCACATGAGCCATTCTAGTTTAAATCCATCTTTACGTTCTGCTGTTGCTGTTGCGCTAGCGTGTGCAGTACATGCTGCGGGTGCTCATTCAACCACAGCGGTTGATATGGGTAGTTTTGCCAATGTCCAGCTAGTTGCAAATGTTGGTGCATTTGGTACGGGTGCAACTTGCACATTGAAGTTTGAGCAATCAGCAACCGAAGATTTCGCAGAATCAAAGGCCATTGAAGGTCGTGATCCTGTTGAAGTTACTGAAAATATGCCGGCGATCGTAGATCTAAATCAGGGTGAATTAGATATCGATAACGACTTTCAATACGTTCGTGCTGTATTAACTGCAGTAGACGAAAGTGTTACCGCTGGCTTGGTTGTACTTGGGTTCGATGCCCGCCACGCACCAGCTGAGCCAATGGCTGGCACCGTTGTTGATACGCGAGCATCGTAACGTGGATTGGCATCTAAGCCGTGTAGAGGTTCCCGCTGTGGAGCCTCTTACATTAAATCAGGTCAAATCAGACCGTGGTATTGAACACGAACTGCACGACGATGATCTGACAATGTACATACAAGCGGCCCGTGAATCAGCAGAAATCAAAACAGGCAGAGCGTTTGTAGACCAAAAATGGCAACAGGTTTTCACCAATATTAATGTCGCTGATATCGCTTTGCCACTGGTGCGCTGGCCAGTTAAAGAAATTGACAGCGTAACAATAAATGGCGAGCTGGTAGACCACTCAGGTTTCGAATTCTTACCAGGTGACGATTCCGTTATTAGTTCAACAGACTTTGCAGGCCAGCGAGTAGTTGTTACCTACAGTGCGGGCTATGGCGATCAAACAGCAGTTCCTGCGGCTGTAAAAAAATGGATGCTCGCAACCATTGGCACCATGTACGAGCACCGAGAATCAGAAGTGATTGGCACCATCGTTAGTCGTGTCAGCTACGTTGACAAATTATTGAATCAATATCGAATCAGCCGATTCTGGTAATTGCTGGCTTATTTTAACGAGGTAGTTATGAGAGCAGGACGTTTAAAAACAGCAGCAACATTAAGAAGCTCAGCAGGTGTAGAGCTTGGCGCTCAGCGCTTAATTGGCATCGAAGACAAGGACTCATCAATAACTTTTGGTGAAGGTTTAAAAAGCAACGCAGCAATAACAATTCGCAGTCGCTGGAATAGCGATATCGCGCAGGGTAATTTCTGGTTAGCGGGTACACGTTTATTTCTAATAAACGGCATGAGCAACCCTGATGGTTGTCAACGCGATGCGGTCTGCAGTTGCACGGAGTTGGTAGGCGCGCCAACGCTTATCTCCGACACAGGTGATGTGGTTAAGTGTGCTCTTACAAGTTATCGCGCCAAGCCGCAAGGTGAGCACGATTATTTAAGTGCGGGTACAGAAACAGAACGCAGACAGGCCGAGTTTGTAACGGCTCAATACAGTCCGGTTATTGGGCACGAATTTATATTAGCAGGTGCGGTGTATCGAATTATCGAGCACGACACTGACAATTCAGACTTAGTAGTTAGCCGAGTTTGGGTAGAGTTTTTGCGGTATGAAACTGATTAAAGGGTGGTGCCATGAGCAGTAGCAACGTAATCGTATCGGGCCTAGACGAAACCATTAGCATGCTGGATTCATTGGGCAAGGGTGCAGATGCATTAACGCGGCAAGCATCCACAGAAGCAGCTAACGATTTACGTGATACCTGGTTAATGTCTGAGTTATCTGGTACCGGAGTCGGTCGTGGGGTTATCCGTAAAAATGCACGAATTACTCGGGCGTCGGCTAAGTGGCCAGGGGCGAAAATCTATTTCAGTAGTGCGGGTATTTCAGTTGATGAATACAACTACACTCGAAAATCTGCTGGCATCAACGCCACACGATCACAGGTTTTAGTTGACTGGGTAACGGGTGGCAAAAAAGTTGCGGCTGGTTTTATAAATCAGTTGGGAAAGCGTCAAGCGCCATTATCTACACGAAACGTCAAAAATAAAATAACAGATGCAATGGGCCCAAGTTTAGCAGCGGCTTATTTAGACTTGCCTGAAAACGAAGTTCAAAACCAAGCACAAGTGCGGCTTAACGATCGGCTAACGTATTTATTAGACGAAGCGATTAAATAAATCGGTTAACGCTATCAGTTAAAGAGAGTCTCCATGACAACAAAAACCCATGAAGTGCGACTGGCCATACAGTCGCGCCTTGCATCGCTGTGCGTAGAAAACAACAAAGCCAGCAACATACAGGCTGTATTAAACCCAATTGACGCACGCAAAAAAGACAACATTCCCAGTGTTGGGCGCTATGCCGTGTTATGGACATTGGATGGTGAATCACAAAACGGCAACGCAAAAGCGGTGCTGTGGAAACAAAATTGGGCGGTTGATATTCCTGTTGATTGGGAAGAAGAAACCGAGCAACTGTTGGATCAAATAAAAGTAGAGTTGGCTTCAGTGCTGTTGCCAAAAATCGACGGGGTTAAAGAGCAATCTTTAGGCTCTTTGCAAATCAGTTACCCAGCCGGTGGAAGTGGTAGGGCAATTGTCTCTATCGAATTCACCACTGTGTATGTTGAAACACTTTCTTAATACCTAACCTAAACCCAAGCAAAACCCAAAAGAAAAAGGAAAACCCATGAGCGATTTATATACTTACATTGGCGCAGGCCAAGTTTATTTAGAAAACCTCACATCATCAAAAGGCTTGCTGCCGATCGGTGAAGTATCAACGCTTGAACTTGCGATTGAAACAGATAAAAAAACACTAACAAGCCATGTTCAGGGCGGCGGTGGTTTAGCTGATTCTGTTTCGCGTATTAGTGAATTAACGTACTCGATGGACATCAACAGCCTATCGCCAGAAAATCTAGCAATGGCAATGTACGGTTCAACCACCGCTGCAGCATCTGAAACAATTACCGAAGAATCGCACACGGCTTATCCTGGTGCGTTGGTCTCGTTTGTTGCAGTACCGG